CCTAACTGCTCTCGTAATTCCTGTTAAAGTTGTAGTTCCTGAAACTCCTGTATAAGAAATTTCTTCGGTGCCAACTAAGATGTAATTCGTACCCGTTGTTGGAAATCCCGTAACGGAATCTAAAACAATGCTGGTTCCTGATCCACCCGTTCCATAAACGTTATCTCCTAAAGCTCCATTTAAAGTATTAGTTTGAGGGTTAGTAACCGTACCACCAAATTGAGATATGCCCCATCCATAAACTCCAACCTGATCCGCTGGACCTACGTGGTAATATCTATAATAAGTAATTCCTCCTGATTCGCTTGCGCCCGATCCTGATTCTGTAGATTCTGCTTCAATTGTAAGTGTAGTTGTAGTAGGCACAGAAGTAACCATAAATTTTTTATCACAAAAATCAGATGCACCAAAATTTGAATCAGTAATAGAACTAAATGTAGAAGAATCTCCGAATAAAATAATGTCTCCGGTTACAAATTTATGTGCTGATGAAAAAGTTAAAGTAACGGTTGCATCACCATTAGTCGTGGTGAATGCATTTGTAATAGCTGTTCCTGATGGATTAACTAAAGGATGAATGTCATAATAAACTCCTCCAGAATAAGCATATAAAATTCTATTAGTTCCTAAGATAGAGTATTTAATACCATCTTTATTGACCATGTGATGAATAGCACGTGTGGGACCCGTTAATTTCTTATCACCTAGGGAAGACCAACCACCTACTTTTTCAGGAGTACCATACCTAAAACGAACATTTTCTCCACCCGTCCATTGTGCTTCGGCTCCTGTAGGTGTAATTTGTTTGTTAAAACCAGGTAAAAATCCTATTTTCTGTAACATAAAGACCCATTATATTAGCTTTTTAAATTTTTAACAGTATTATATTCCAGTCTAATTTAGATATCAACTCTTCTAGATAGACCATTTTTAGCTCTTTATCTTTTAAATATTCATGTAACTCTTCTACATCAACCACTATATATCGATCTTTTATATCAAAAACCATTTTATCAGCCTTGGTTTTAAAGAACCCTTTTTTAATATTATTTTTTAAAGGTCTTAAATCAAATTTAAATTTTTGATTACTATGCTTTTTAATGATACCTTCAACATCCCATAGTTCTTGTTTCTGTTGATTAGAAGTAGGGTAGTTTACAGCTGAGAGTAGATTGACAAATTTCATTATAAAATATAATATACCTAAAAGATAGAAATATGAAATTTTATAATGATATTTTTGCCATTCCTATTATTGAATATAATTTAGGCATAGATAATAAAAAGATTATTAAACACATTAAATCTATGCAGAAGAAAAGTAAGGGCAGCTTTATAAGTAATAAAGGAGGCTGGAAGAGTAAAGAATTAAGCTCTAAAGATCCTATTTTTAAACCTATTATGGATCATGTTACTAAAGGCATTATTGAATATGCCAAACGATGTTTATTTAAACCAGGAGAATATTCTATTCGTACTTTAGAAGCTAACGTTAATGGCTATAAAGATCATAATGAAGTTCATCTTCATCAGTATTGTATTATTTCTGGAGTCTATTTTCTTAACGCTCCAAAAGATTGTGGAGATTTATTGTTCAGGAACCCTTCTCTTAATCTAGAGTATGATTGGCATCCATCTAAAATGATAGGTCATAATTCTTACAACTCTTCCGTCTATCATTTCGTACCTGAAGAAGGAAAATTATTGTTGTTCCCACCGTGGGTAGAGCATTTAGTAAGACCTAATTTAAATAAAAAAGAAGAGCGAATTTCTTTAAGTTTTAATGTTGTTCATAAACATCTTCTTTCATGAAGCCATAAAAAGAAGGTAAGGATTGAATATTTTTATTCCAAGTTTCTTTCCTGGTATTTAATCTTTTTATAAAAGATTGGTAGTGGTCCATAAATTGTTCTTTATTCATATGGTTAAGATACATTAAGGTTTCTAAATCAGTAGGAGGCCAATTCATTCCCGCAGCTATGCAATGAAGGCCGGCATTTTTATCATAGTGAAAAAAAGAATTCCTATTAATGGCGTTTTCAACAAACCCAGTTGTAAGATCTTTTTTTAAATTCAATAAGTCTAAAGACCATTGTTTATTAAAGTTATCCTTCCAATAAGGAGTATCTGTTCTTTGAGATAAGGCATAATGCATGGCTACAAATTGAGAAAAATTATCAAATAATAATTTACATTGAAAAGTAAAGTTATCCTTATCCCATTGAGAAATCTTTCCTCTGTTTAAAGTTCTTACTAATTTCATTAAAAATTCATGGACGGAAAATAATCCATTACTTTCCAAAGGTTCTATGAATCCTGCGGATAAACCTATGGCACAAACATTTTTAACCCACAGTCTTTTATGAATACCCACCTTCATTTTTATGTTTTTAAAATCTAATTCATCTGTTTTTAAAAACTTTTTAAATTGTTTTAAAGCTGTTTCATCATCTACGTATTTAGAAGAATATACATAACCAGTTCCTATTCTACTCCATAAAGGAATGTTCCATACCCAACCATTCTCTATGGCTGTACAATTAGTATAAGGAACTAATTGTTTTTCTTTATCTTTGTATTTAATTCTAGTAGCCCATGCTGAATCATTAGGTAATCTTTCACCATAAGAATCAAAGGGCTCTTTTAAAGTTTGACCTAACAGTAAAGACTTAAAACCGGTACAGTCTACATATAGATCTCCTTTATGTTTTTTATTCAAGGAAACAATGCCCTCTTTATTTTGTTCTATGGTTACAACGTCTTCTTTAATATGTCTTACTCCTTTAGGTATACAGTAAGTGTCTCGTAACCATATGGCAAATTTAGTTGCATCAAAGTGATATGCAACGCTTTTATCAAAATCAAAGGGAATGTGATCAGAAGCATCATAAGAAAATTTATTATTATTAATGCACGCCATATTTGGAAAATGACAATCAGCATAATCATGTTTGGGTGTTTTAGGGTATAAAAATTTTTTAAACCACCAATCATTAAGTTCAGCAGTATTACCCTCAGTAAAAGGTTCTCCAAAAGGATAATGAAAGTATTCCCCTTTTTTATAAAAATCAGTAAACCGTATGCTTAATTTATATATTCCATCCGTATGTTTTAAAAACTGTTTGTCTTCTATACCTAAGTATTTAGTCCAAAACTTTATTCCCTGAATGGTGCTTTCACCTACACCCACAGTAGAAATGTTAGGAGATTCAATAACAGTTATGTTTTTATTAGGAAAAGTTTTTATTAAAGTAGCAGCCGTCATCCAACCCGCACTTCCCCCTCCTACAATAATTATTTTTTTAACTGTATTCACAACCTATGAAGTAAGTTTTTCTATGTGTTGTTTTAGTTGAGTTATCTTATCAGCATATTCACTAATGATTTTGCTTTGAGTTTCAATAGCTAATTGTAATTTTAAATTATATTGTTTAAGTTCTCCATTTAAAACTACTTCTGATTTTTTAACTTGTTTCTCCATGTCTAGCAATTCTTTTAGTTCTGCTATTTCTTTTTCATATTTTTCAATCATAAATTACCTCTCCGTCTGATCCTTTTTTAAAATGTCCTATTGGATTAATGTTAAATGCTAAGGAATATCTATTTTTATTAGATAAATTTTTACTTATTCTATGTTGCACGTAGCTAGGAAAAATTACAAGACCCTCTTTTTTAGGAACCAGGTTAAATCTTTCACAGGAATAAATACTATCATAATCATCGTAATCTACATCAATAAAAGGAACCGCACTTCCCCTAATAAAAGAAATTTTAAACCCCTTATTTTCTTCTGGGTAATAACACGCACTTATCCAATTATTTTTATGACAATGAATTTGAGACTCACACTTTGGAAAGGTTTTTGTTAACCAAGAATTACCCATTTTAAATTTACCACTATAATGAAATACAGTTTTTAAATAATATCTTACAGCATTCATTAAAATTAATTTTTCTTTTTCCAAAATTTTATCTTCTAAAATTTTATTAGAAAAAGATTGATGGCACCCGTCAGCAAGTTTAGTTGTTCTATATTTTGTTTTTTTTATATAACTTAACATTTTTTTTGCGTCTACGTCTACTTTCAACTCCATTACAGGGGAAGCAAATAAAGGATATATGACGGCTTGTTTATTTAGCATCGTCTACTATTCCACCTGGAAGACCTAAATGAATTCTTCCATCAAATTTATTTTTAGTGTTTTTAATATTATTATAATGTAAAAAAACTTGACCACAGTAATTTCCTTCAAATTCATCTCTCCAATGATAAAGTTTATCTCCTCTATAAATTAACATATCACCAGGATTTAAAGTAATACTTGTTATTTTTTTATTAGGTGTTTGTAAGTGTATGGGCCATAAATCACCACCTAAATTCATAGTAGCAGATATTTGACAACTAATTCTGTCTTTATGCTTTTTTAAAATGTCCCCTTTTTTATATACTCTTGCGTAGGAATAAGTTTCAATTAATTTTACACCTATCTTTTTTTCCATGAAAGGTTTTACTTTAGATAATAATAAATCTAAGGATAGATCTCCATAAACAGAATAAGAATTAGGAACCTGTTCATCTCCCCATTGACCCCAATCATAATTTTTAGAAGAAATTAATTTTTTATTAAATAGGGTTCTAAACGATTGTCTTTTTAATAATAAATAATCATATAAATATAAAGCCATTTCCTTATTAATAACTTCTTTACATAAAATAAAATTTTTCATTTAAATGGATATCCAAGAGCCCATGAGACTAATGAATGTCTTACT